TAAATATTGTGGTGAAGAAAAAGCAATGGAATTGTTTGATGAAGTAATCAATAATTTTAAACGTTTTCACCCTAAACCAGAAGAAGTACAATGTTCAAATCCTATAGCAGAACCAGAATTTATAAAACCATATTTTGGATTACGTTTATTCCCAGTATGGCACGTTGGTACAGATTATTTACATGAAATTGGTAAAAATTGGTATGACTTTTTAGTAGAAGGTGGTGTTGAATTTATTTGGGAAACTAAAGTACATGCTATTGATTTTGTAAATGAAAGGGTATTAGGTAAATCATTAATTAAAGATTTAGAATATGAACGTAGGTATGATAAACTTATATTTGGTGTAGGTAAATCAGGTATTGATTTTGGTAAACAATTAGCAGAGGAATATGATCTGCCAACTGAACCTAAACCAGTACAAATTGGAGTTCGATTTGAAGCACCCCAGAAACACTTTCAAAAATTAATTGATGTGTCTTACGATTTCAAATTATATAGAAAGTATGAAGACAAAGGAGTATCATTACGTTCTTTCTGTACAAACAACAATGCAGCATATGTTGCCGTTGAAGAAACGTATGGAGACCATTCGTACAATGGACATGCTAAAAAAGATGAAGCATTCCGAAATGATATGACCAATTTTGGTATATTAATGGAAGTGCAAGGTATTGATAAACCATTCGATTGGTCTAGAGAATTAGTATCTAAAGTAAATGCTCATGGGACAGGATTATACTACAGTCCTTCTCGTAAACCATCAACAACCTCTGAAGGTGTAAATGTAAGTGCACATCAAATAGATTGGATGGGGTTACAAACAGTATCTGAACATTTCCAAGGATATTTTGAATATATTTCAGATTTTATCAATGACATGAAAAAAGTATTTCCAACATTAGAAGATGATTGGGGCATTTACATACCAGAAGTAAAATATTTATCACCTGAGCCACTTGTCGATTATACCAATCTAGCACTCACCAAGTACCCTAACATACACTTTGTAGGCGATGCTTTATCAGCTAGAGGTATAACGGTAAGTGGTGCACAAGGGACATATGTTGCCGAACACATATTAAAAAATCAATAAAAATAAATTAAATTAACAGTTATGGGTAAAAAGTTATACGAAGAAAAAGTAATTAAATACAAAGATGCTAGACATTACTTAATTAAAATGCAAGGTGAGGAACATTTCAAACACCATAGGTATGACGGCCCTGCTATTGTACCTTTGAAAAAAAGTTCTGAATTTAAAAAGTCTTACTATTTAGGAGGAATTCCATATGGTGCTGAAGAATATGCAGAATTAATGAGTGAAAGAGAAGGATTACCTTGGTATAAGCAATCTGCACCTAAAGGAGAAACATACAGAAACTAAAAACCAAACTAATATGAAAATAGGACTATGTGGCACTATGAGTGTAGGTAAAACTACACTGGTAAATGCCTTAAAATCACTACCAGAATTTGAAGGTTATAAATTTAGAACAGAACGTTCTAAATATCTTATGGAGATGGGTATCCCATTAAACACAGACTCAACAGTAAAAGGCCAAACCGTATTTTTAGCTGAAAGAGCTAGCGAATTAATGCAAGATAATATTATAACAGATAGAACTATTATTGATGTAATGGCATTTGCTAAGGCTTCAAGTTCAATGTATTATTCAGAAGCTGAGGATTTTTGTACCCATGCGGCTAATATGTTAAAAGAATATGATCATATCTTTTACATCTCCCCTAAGGGAGTTGATATTGAAGATAATGGGGTAAGAGAAACCAACGAAGACTATAGGAAATTAATTGATGAAACTATTCAATTACTATTAATTAAATATAGGCATAAATTAAAAAATATTACATTTATTAGTGGTTCAGTTGAGGAACGTGTAGAATCTATTAAACAGGCAGTTTCTTTATGATATTTATAATAAAATTAGTAAAAAGATGAAAAAAACCTATTTAAAAAAACAAATAAAAGAAACCATAATTGAGATTTTATCTGAGGTATCACAGGATGATGTTGAAAATCAAAAAGCTTATAATACGGAATTAGAAAAAACCTCTAAATTATCTAAGGATTTGGGTTTAACTGAGGAAGAAATGGATGACGATGAAGTAGATAAAAAAGCATCTAAAGCAGCTAAAAAGGGGGGTTCATTCTCTAAAATTTCTTCTAAACTTCAACAAACAACCAAAGAAATGAAATCTGTAGTTAAAAAGTGGAAGGATGCTGAGGGGTCTGAAAAGGATAAACTAACAAAGCGTTTAAAGGAACTTACTAAAATTAAAAAAGAACTTGAAGGGCTTCTTTAAAAATATTCAAAACCTACTTATAATAGTATTAGTTATTATTTTGCTAGTACGTTCTTGTGGGGGTGGGGGAGATACTATATCCGAACCAAAAACTATAACTAAAGTTGTAGTTCGTTATGATACTGTTCAAACTATTGTGGAAAAATATATTCCTAGATGGAGAGACAGAGTTATTACCAAAATAGATACATTCTCATCCCCAGTCGACACAATAGCAATTTTAAAAGATTATTATGCTAAGTATGTTTACACTGATACCTTACGGTTAGGTACCGTGGGTTATGCCGTGGTAAACGATACTATAACACGTAATTCTATATTTTCACGTGACGTGGCCACTAACATATTAGTGCCCACTATAACGCAAACTAACACGGTTTTTATTAATGAACGTGAATTCTATTGGGGTGCAAGTGTGATAGGTAGGTTAAACCAAATTGACTATTTAGGTGGGGGGTTATTATATAAGACAAAAAATAAAAAAGTATATGGTTTTGGGGCAGGGATTAATCAAAATTTTCAACCTGTTGTATCTGCTAGTTTATACTGGAAAATTGGAAAATAATGGCTGAAGATTTAAAAAAAATAATAAGACAAGAATACTTAAAATGCGCTCAAGATCCTGTCCATTTTATGAAAAAATATTGTTATATACAACACCCACAAAGGGGTAGGATTCAATTTAATCTATACCCATTCCAAGAAAAAACACTTCACGTGTTTAGGGATAATGATTATTCAATTATATTAAAGTCTCGACAGTTAGGTATCTCAACTCTATCTGCGGGTTATTCTTTATGGTTGATGTTATTTCATAAAGACAAAAATGTGCTGTGTATAGCAACAAAACAAGAAACTGCTCGTAACATGGTTACAAAGGTTAAGTTCATGTACGATAACTTACCTTCATGGCTTAAAATCCCAGCCGAAGAAAATAATAAACTTTCACTTAGATTAAATAATGGTTCTATAATTAAGGCAACATCTGCAAGTAGTGATGCTGGTAGATCAGAAGCAGTATCATTACTGCTAATTGATGAAGCAGCCTTTATTGATCAAATTGGTGAGATTTGGGCATCTGCCCAACAAACATTAGCAACTGGTGGTGGGGCAATTGTATTATCTACCCCTTATGGGACTGGTAATTGGTTTCATAAAACTTGGGTTAACGCTGAGGCCCAAAACAATCAATTTATACCTATTAAACTTCCTTGGTTTGTCCATCCTGAAAGGGATCAAGCTTGGAGAGATTCACAAGATGCATTATTAGGTGACCCTAGATTAGCATCCCAAGAATGTGACTGTGATTTTAGTACATCAGGTGATACAGTTTTTCACTCTGAATGGATTTCATTTATTGAACAAACAACAATACAAGATCCTTTAGAAAGAAGAGGGGTAGACCAAAACCTTTGGATTTGGGAACCTGCAGATTATTCTAGAGATTATACAATAGTAGCAGATGTTGCTAGGGGGGATGGTAAAGATTTTTCGGCATGCCATGTAATAGATGTTACTACTAATGTTCAAGTAGCTGAATATAAAGGACAAATATCACCTAAGGAATATGGTTATTTCCTTACGGGGTTAGCTACAGAATATAATAATGCAATGTTAGTAGTAGAAAATGCTAATATTGGATGGGCAACCTTAGATGCAATAGAAGAAAGGGGATATAGAAACTTATATAGATCTCCAAAAACAGATAAAATGACCGCCGAATCTTATTTAAGAGCTTATGAAAGTAGTTCTGAAATGGTGCCCGGATTTACAATGTCTATGAGAACAAGACCTCTATGTATTAATAAGTTTAGAGAATTTATTGGTGATAAATCTGTTACAATTCGTTCAAAACGTTTATTAGAAGAAATGAAAGTATTCATTTGGAGAAATGGAAGACCAGAAGCTCAGAGTGGTTATAATGATGACTTGGTTATGTCATTTGGGATTGGTATGTTTCTAAGAGATACGTCGTTGAAATTCCAACAACAAGGCCTAGATATGGCACGTGCAGCCTTAGGTAGTATAAAATCAAATAAACCTAGCTATAGTGGAGGGTATTCTAGTAATAGTACTAGTAACCCATATAGTGTTGAAGTAAATGGACAACAACATGACATTAAATGGTTATTATAATATTTATAAATAAATAAAAATGGCAGAAAAAGGCTTATTTCCTAGATTAAAAAGATTATTTTCAACAGATGTTATTATTCGAAACACTGGGGGGAATCAACTTAATGTTTTTGATATAAATAAAATTCAACAATCTGGGGAAATTGAAACAAATTCTCTGGTTGATAGATTTAATAGAATTTATTCAAATTCATCAACCTCTCTATTAGGGGCACAACAAAGTGTAAACTACCAATACTTAAGACCTCAACTATACTCAGAGTATGACGCTATGGATACTGATGCCATAATAGCTTCTGCTTTGGATATTATAGCAGATGAGTCAACCCTTAAGAATGACATGGGAGAGGTATTACAAATTAAATCCCCAGATGAAGACATACAAAAGATACTTTATAATTTATTTTATGATGTATTAAACATTGAATTTAACCTTTGGCCTTGGGTTAGAAATTTATGTAAATATGGTGACTTTTTCTTAAAATTAGAAATTGCGGAAAAGTTTGGAGTATATAATGTTATCCCATACACAGCATTCCATATTGAAAGACTGGAAGGTATGGATAGAGAAAATCCAAATGAAATAAAATTTAGATTTGACCCTAACGGTATAGCAGCTTCAGATTCAGGATATTACAGTGTTCCTAATCAAGAAAACAATCCAAATTCTATTGTATTCGACAACTATGAAATGGCTCACTTTCGTTTATTAACAGATATGAATTTCTTACCATATGGTAGAAGTTACATTGAACCAGCTCGTAAACTGTTTAAACAGTATGTGTTAATGGAAGATGCTATGTTAATCCATAGAATTGTTCGTGCCCCCGAAAAACGTGTATTTTATATGAATGTTGGTGCTATACCTCCAAATGAGGTAGATGCATTTATGGAAAAAACATTAAGTAAATTAAAGCGTACCCCCCATGTTGATGAAAAAACAGGAGAGTATAACTTAAGATACAACATGCAGAATTTATTAGAAGATTATTACATCCCTGTTAGAGGAAATGATCAATCTACAAAAATAGACACAGCTAATGGTTTACAGTGGGATGGTATTGAAGATGTTAACTATTTAAGAGATAAATTGTTTGCAGCACTTAAAGTGCCTAAAGCGTTTATGGGTTATGACGAAAATACAGATGGTAAAGCTACATTAGCTGCCCAAGATATTAGATTTGCCCGTACTATCGAACGCATCCAAAGAATATTAGTATCAGAATTGTATAAAATTGCTTTAGTTCACCTTTATACTCAAGGATATAGAGACGAACAACTAGCAAATTTTGATTTATCATTAACTACACCATCAATCATTTATGATCAAGAGAGAGTGGCATTAATGAAAGAAAAAATGGATCTAGCAGCTCAAATGACAGATACCAACTTATTCCCTACAGATTTTATATATGACCATTTATTCCACTTAAGTGAAGACCAATACGATGACTTCAGAGATTTAATCAGAGAGGATGCTAAACGTAAATTTAGAATAGACCAAATAGAAGCTGAAGGTAATGACCCCGTAGAAACAGGAAAATCATATGGTACACCTCATGACCTAGCTTCACTATACGGTAAGGGGAGAATGTATACAGAGCCAGATAATGTTCCAAAACCCGAAACCTATGATGAGAAAAATCCATTAGGACGTCCAAAGGAAAAAGTATCTAAACGCAACACTCAAGATGATAATTTTGGAAAAGATCGTTTAGGTGCTAAGGGGATGAAAAATGATTATAATGATACTAAAAAGAGCCCTTTAACTTTAGAAAACAATTCAAGGGTTTTATCACACAAAAGCATGTTAAGTAAAATCCCAACAGGTGAAAAGAAATTAGTATTTGAAGAAAACACTAGTGAAGAGTCATTACTTAATGAGTCAAATATCAAGGAACAATAATTTTAGTATATTTATAAAAAAATAAGTATTGATGTATATAAAACACTCAAAGTTTAAAAACACAGGCATTCTGTTTGAAGTAATAGTAAGAAAAATAACTTCTGATACACTATCTGGTAAGGATTCGGCAGCTATTAAAATATTAAAAAAATATTTTGTTAATACGGAGCTAGGTAAGGAATATAAATTATATGAAAGTATATTTAAATCAAAAGATATTAATGAAAGTAGAGCAAATATTATGCTTTCTACAATATTAGAAACTTCAAAAAAACTTAATAGAACTAGAATTAGAAAGGAAAAGTATAACCTAATTAGTGAATTAAAGGAACATTACAACGTTGCTGATTTATTTAAAACAAAGTTAACGGATTATAAGGCACAAGCTGCATTATATACTTTAGTTGAAACTTATAATTCTCCTAAATTAATTGATCCTAACCAAATTATAGATAATAAGGTTACCCTACTTGAATTTTTAACTAAATCCCAAATTCAAAGAGATGGGATTAAAGATAATGTACTTGAAGAATTTAAATCTTATGATAAAGATCTCCGTACCTTAACTTACCACGTTTTACTAGAAAAATTTAATGATAAATATTCTTCATTTTCAAAAAGACAAAAAAACATATTAAAAGAATTTATTGAATCAGTTGACAATACAATGCAACTTAAAGATTTTTATAATAGAGAAATATTATTTATAGTTGAAAGTATTAAAATTGAAACTAAAAAAACTAAAAGTAAAGTAATTAAGATTAAACTAAATGAGGTGTTAAATTTAATTAAAGAATTAGATAAAACCACCACTATTAACAATGACCATTTAGTAGATTTATTACAATATCATGAACTCCTCCAAGAACTAAAAAAATCAAATGGGTAGTATAAAAGAAATTAAAGTAGGTGATGTTAAACGTTCATCTGGAGTTAGTTCTACTGTAACAGACATAGACCCTACTACAGGTGCTATATCTTGGGATATAGACTATGTTCCTAATTTAGATAAACTATTAAATAATTCAGATGAGTTAACAGACACTGCTAAAGGGGTCTATAGCAAGTCTAAAGGTGATAAAAAGTTTTTAGATATTTATGAATCATCTCGAAGACTAAGAAATATAATTCGAACCCACATTAGAAATAACTATCCAGAAGAGTATAAAAAATCTAGAAGGGTAGATGAAGAAATTGATTTATCAAAACACATGCAGTTGGGTGATGATTGGGGTGAGATAATATTTTATTTAGAAAAATATGGAACTGATGAAGAAATTGATGCTTATATAACAGCTTTTAAAGAACAAACAGGACCACATTTTGACGATTCTGATTGGGACCATGTTGGGGAATTTCAAAAATGGGTAAAAACAGCAATGAGGGCAGATGAAATGTCTACATCCGGAGGTGCTGGTTCCTACTTAACACCCTATGCCTTTAGATTAAAGGGTCAAAAACCTAATGATAAAGCTTATAAAGAGTTAGGATATAAAGAAGTAGAAGAGGGAATAGGTGCTACACTAGGACCAGGACCTTCAGCTGGTGAAGATGGGGTAAAAAATAATGTATATGTAAAGCAGTTTAAATATAAATTAGTTCCTAAAAAGATTAAAGATTCGGGCATTGAAGTTAAACAATTATTTGAAGCTGAAAGTCCTCAAGAATTTCAAAATAAAAGAATAGCAGCATTTGATACAATTGAACAAGAGTTAAATGATATTTATAAAATGTTAAGCAATGCTAAAAACCAAACATCTGATTATTACAACGATAATACTACCTCTTATCAGGTATTAACACCAACCGATTTAATTTTAGATTACATAAAAGATATTAAAGATTTACTAAAAGGAGAATAAATGAAAACATCAAAAAAATATTACAGACCAATTAGCGAAGTAAAAGCAATTGAGAAAAAAACATCAAAAGAAGTAACTGATTTACAATCTCCTACCAAAGGATATGACTATAAAGATGATAAAATGCTTAATAATGTATCCGGTGAACAATTTCGCCAAGGGTATTATACAGAGCTTACAGATGAGTCTAATGCTGATAAAACCAAAGAAGAATTAATTGATTTGGTTATTAAAAACATAGCCAAAAACCCACAATATTATGTTGAAGAAGCTCAATTTGGAATTAAAGGTATTGGGTACAGCAAAGACCTACCAGGCTTAGGTAGAGGAAAAATGGTTAAAAATTCAGGTACTGGTGGTGGTTATGGAGAAGCTACTAAAAAAGATTTACCTGAAGGAGAAATAGGTACAGGTTATTTAACACTAAAAGAAAATAAATCAAATACATCACTAATGCGCATATACGAAAGCACTCCTTTAGGAGAACAAGAACCAAAGAAAAAAGTAAAAAAGAAAGTAGCTAAAAAACCAACAACTGATTCTAAATTAGCTGAAATTGATAAGAATGGTAGGATTGCTACATTAGAGATGCAAATTGAAGCTTTAGATGGTATAATTGAGTCTAAAAATCAAAGAATTTCTATGGTAAGTGAAGATGAAAGTTTATCTGAACTAATTGATAGAAAGAAAATGAAAGAAATGCAACGTGAGATAAAGATTTTAGAAAAAAAGAAAATCTGGAATGGAAAGAATGTATGAAAAGATGTGTGGTAAATCATATAAAAAATCAATAACTGAACTAGACCCTGAAGCTTGGAAAAGGCAAAATGGTCAAAGTGCAGATTTTTCTCCTAAAAATGAAGACCTAAACTAGAATATCAATACCACTCCTAGACTATACCTAGGATTGAATAAATTTAAAGGATAAGATGAATAACCAATTACTAATAGAAACACACATATTTAAACCTAAGGGAACCAGATTAACTGAAAGTAAATCAGATCGTGGTCTTCCATTAGTAGAAGGTATTTTAGCAACCGCCGAAGTAAAAAATGGTAATGGTAGATACTACTCTAGAGAATTATGGGAAAGAGAAATTGATAAGTATAGAGAATTAGTTGATGATAATAGAGCTATGGGGGAATTAGACCACCCAGAATCATCTGTTATTAACTTACAAAACGTATCCCATAACATTTCAGATATGTGGTGGGATGGAGATAAAGTAATGGGTAAAATAGAAATATTACCAACCCCTAATGGTAATATACTTAAAGCATTAGTCGAAAGTGGAATTACCGTAGGTGTTTCATCACGTGGTATGGGTTCACTCAAAGATGTAGGTGGTTTAATGGAAGTACAAGATGATTTTGAATTGCTATGTTGGGATTTTGTTTCAACACCATCTAATCCCGACTCGTTTATGCATTTAGTTAAGGAAAGTAAAGAGTTTAAAACTCAAGGTGACTATAAAAAAGTAAATACTATCCTAGGTGAAATATTATGCAGTCATGGGTTTTGTCCTATAATTTAAACATATACCCTACAATATTACTAATTTATTTAAAACATTAAGCGCTCATTTCGGGCGCTTTTTGTGTATTTCAATATTCCCCACATACGTATAACTGTAATATGCCATTTCTTATATGGTATCAAAAAAAAAACAAATTAATCCCTATTACGTTTCTTGAATAAACGTAGTTTCCCAACAAAAATTTAGGAAAAATGAACAGAACTTTTTTTAAAAGAAGCAATCGCTGATGCTAAAACAGTCAAAGAATCTGCAATAGCAAACGCTAAAGTTGCCCTCGAAGAAGCATTCACTCCACAAGTTCAAGCCATGTTCGCTAGTAAAATAGAAGAAATGGAAAAAGAAGAAATGGAAGAAAGCAAAGACGAGGTAACTGAAGCAAGCGAAGATGCTAAAGTTGAAGAGAAAATGTCAAACCCAGTAATGCGTAGAGGTGATCGCGGCGATAATAAAGCTGAAAGAGAAACTGAATATATGCGTGAAGAAGAAGACATAGACTTGGATGAAATTTTAGCAGAATTAGAAAGAGATGAACTTGATGAAAACGCTCGTACAGATGCTGAAGAAGAAGGCTACAAGGACGGTATGAAGGACGAAAAAGAGGACTTGAAAGAGGACGAACGTACGGATGCTGAAGAAGAAGGCTATTTAGACGGTATGAAAGACGAGGAAGAAGACGAAGAAGACAAAGATGATGACGACGAAGATGTCGATATCGAAGATATGTCTGAAGACGATCTTAAAAAGTTTATCGAAGATGTAATCGAAGACATGGTTACGGCTGGTGAGTTAGAAGCTGGTGAAGATTTTGAAACCGAAGACGAAGATGAAATCGACGTTGAAGGAGATGATGAAATGGACATCGAAATTGATGACGAAGTAGAAGTAACAATGGATGAGAATGCTCGTACAGATGCTGAGGAAGAAGGCTATTTAGACGGTATGAAAGACGAAAAGGAAGATTTAAAAGAAGCAATGGATACTGTTGCAACACTAAGATCAGAACTTAATGAAATCAACCTTTTAAATGCTAAATTACTTTATGTAAATAAAGTATTCCGTAGCAAAAATTTATCTGAAAACCAGAAAGTTAAAGTATTAAGTACTTTTGACAAAGCTGAAACAGTTAAAGAAGTAAAACTTGTATTTGAAACTATTAATAGTAGTATTAAATCAAAATCTACAAACAATTCTATAAGCGAAGGCTATAGAGCTAAAGGTAGTGCTTCTTCATCTAGATCACTTGCAAAAACAACTAAGAAACAACCTATAGTTGAATCAGATGAAAAGGTAACAAGATTTCAAAAATTAGCCGGTATTATTAAAGGTTAATAACAAAACAAAAAATTAATTAAAAAACAAAAAACAAAATGAGTCAATTAAATTCTCTATTAGAAAGTGCTAACCCTTACAAATCACTACAAGGTGATGCTGCAAGATTAGCCAATAAGTGGGGTAAGACAGGTTTGCTAGAAGGTATCGAAAACGAAACCAGCAAAAACAATATGTCTATGATCCTAGAAAATCAAGCAAAACAACTAGTTGTTGAAGCTTCAAACACAGGTGGTGGTTCTGGTGCAGGTACTTTTACCCCAGGAACAGGTGCTCAATGGGCAGGAGTTGCTTTACCATTGGTAAGAAAAGTATTTGGACAGATTGCAGCGAAAGAATTCGTTTCAGTTCAACCAATGAACTTACCTTCAGGTCTAGTATTTTTCCTAGATTTCCAATATGGTACAGATAAAGATCCATTCTCAAAAGGACAATCACTTTATGGTACTACAGGTGCTGATGGAACTTCTCCATTCGGTAACTCAAATACAGGTGGTCTTTACGGTGCAGGTCGTTTCGGATACTCTATTAACAACACACAATCAGCTGCTGTAACAGTAGCATCAGGATCTGTGGATTGGTATTCTGACTTAAATGCTGATTCTTCAGTATCTCAGTCTTATGTAGCAGGTGCTACTGGTCAAATTGTAAAACTATCAGTTCCTACATCATCATTACCAAATTTTGATACAAGAGCTGTAAGAGCATTTTACCTATCAGGTTCAGCTGCTGAATTACCAGCAACTGCAGTACAATATCCACAATTTACAAAATTAAATGGCGGTGACGTTGATTTCTTTGTAGGTTCTGATATAGTTGATGGTGGTTCTGTAAAAGTAGTATATTTAATGCAAACTACAGATGCTGATCGAGGTGATTTTGAAGCTGGAAATACTAGCCTAAATGCTAATAATGATGGAGTTCCAACAGGAACATCACCACAAATTGCAATCCCTCAAATCAACGTTCAAATGCAGTCTGAAGCAATTGTTGCTAAGACACGTAAATTGAAAGCTGTATGGACTCCAGAGTTCGCACAGGATTTAAATGCTTACCATTCATTGGATGCTGAAGCTGAATTAACTTCAATCATGAGTGAATACATCTCATTAGAAATTGATTTAGAAATTCTTGATATGTTGATCGAATCTGCTGCCGCAGGTACAGAAGTTTGGTCTGCACAGAATAACTTAGCTCTTAACACAGGTGGTGTTGTAAATAGCGACTTAGGTTTCTATAACTCTCAAGGACAGTGGTTCCAAACATTAGGAACTAAAATCCAAAAACTAAGTAATGCTATTCACCAGAAAACACTTAGAGGTGGAGCAAATTTCTTAGTATGTTCTCCAACAGTATCTACAATATTAGAATCAATTCCAGGATTTGCTGGAACTTCTGATGGAGATGCTGCTAAACAGACATACGCTTTTGGAGTACAAAAAGCAGGTACTATTAACAGTAGGTATACGGTTTACAAAAACCCATACATGACTGAAAATACAATCCTAATGGGCTTTAGAGGTGGACAATTCTTGGAAGCAGGAGCAGTATTTGCACCATATATTCCATTAATTATGACTCCATTGGTATACGATCCAGAAACATTTACACCACGTAAA